GTGCCGCAGGTCATCTCCAGCGTCACCTCCCTCTACTACACGGCCGAAGGCAGCCACCATGCACCCGCTTCCAGCCCCGTAATCATCCCCGCGACCTGCATCCCATAGGCCGCAGCTGCGGCAGCGGCCGGATAGCACGGGACGTTCCTGCCGTAGAAGTCGGTCCTTGTTTTCCGGGCGAGAATGGCCGTATTGCTTTTGCCTTCCTGCAGGAACGCCCCGTAAGCCGACGGATATTGGGCCAAGTGCTCCCCGAAAAGATAGTCCCGGTAGGTCGGATAGGCCGCAACCAGCGCCGGGTTGTCGGTCTGGGTGAAAACGCTCTCCCGGATGATCGTCGAGCTGCCCGGCAGGATGTCGGTTCCCGTCGTGCCGTTCTCTCTGTAGTACTCCAGAAACACTTCGTTGTCGCATCCGGCCAGTTGTGAGTCAGCGCCATTTCTGCGGCGTACGTTGACCGTCGTGTTTTGGGGGATAATGGCAGTGGTGGTCTGGTAATCGACATCTTCCGCATGCTTGGTAAGCGTGCAGCCCGAAGCGGATATTTTTTTATGACCTTCGGTTGTGGACCACGCATTGCACTCCATGACAATGGCATTCAGCTCGTCCGACGCCGTGGCTTTCCATGAATAGGTATTCGTAATATCGGAGATCGCATTGATCTGCGCCGCGATACTTACGAGAGTTGCCCCGGCGGGATAGGTGAACTCGAAATCCGAGGTGTAGATATGCAGCGTAAAACTGCCGCCCGAAGAGAGATCGAAGCCCGAAAGCTTCACTTCATACGCCACTGCCCACTTGTAAAAATCCAGATGGCGCAGGGCAACGATGCGCACCTTGTCGCCCCGGCGACCGTAGACCACGGCCATCGGAACGAGTTCCGGCGGCAGCTGGTCGTAAAGCAGCGTCGCCCCCTTGACGAACTTCAGCGTACTGTCCGTTTTGTCGAAGACCGCCAGATCGCCAGCATCCGCGGCATCCCGGCCGACAACGACATTTACGCCGTCGTAGATCACCTCGCCGTCGTTTTCGATGTACGACACCGCCGACTGGTTTTTAAGTCGGGAATCATCCGCTTCATAAGCGGCTTTGTTCGGGTATTTATTGATTTGTGACATAGGGAGAGTGTTTAGTTGTTTTTCCAGTCCGAAACAGCGTTATTCCCGACCGAATGGTAGACTGCATTGTTCTTGGTGTCGATGTAGAACTGTCCGGCCCGGTCGGGAGCCTTCGACGGAGCGCCCTCGCCCGTAACGACGATGTTGTTGCTGCCCCAGACGCCCAATTTCTTGACCTGCAGTTCAGGGATCAGGACATCGCCCGAAAGCATCCTTACAAGCAGCGATTCGAGGTGCGCGACGCGCTCCTCCAGCGTGCAGTCCGAATGCGCGATAACTGAAATTTCACTGAACGAAGCATCCGACCACGGCGTGACCTTGTGTTTGGCTAAGAAGTCGGCATCGGTGATCTCCGCCCCCGTAGTATAGTAGATGTTGTCTTGCAGCGTGACGTCGATCTGCGTGAAGGGAACGCCGCCCGCCACATCGGGCATATAGAGTGCTTTGGTTCCGTCAAGCGACATCAGACGGCAGTCGTTGATCTCGACGGCCATATTCTTCGCCGCAGCATCTGTGCTTGAGTGGATTGTGACCGCGCCCGTCGAAGTGCCTACATGCGTGTCGCTGACGCACTCGCAGCCGTCTAACCGAATGGTCTGGTTGTTCGCAAGGCCCGCGCCGACGGGTGAATGGCACGTGCTGAAGAGTTTGCAGTTCCGTACCGTCGTGAAATATCGCTGAGATGCGGCAAAGGCCGAATCGATATGTATGCAATAGCAGTTCTGATGCCCTCCGGCGCTCGTGTCCGTATAACTCTCGTCGTTCAGGCTGTTGACGGTCATGTTGGCAATGGTGCATTCGCCGCCGGCCTCGATGATCTTGGCGCGGTTCGCGGCGTTGTTCTCATACGAGACGATGACGCCGTCGCGACTCTCGCCGATAAGCGATATGCGGTTTGCGCCTTTGTTTATGACCGCATTCGGATAACCCATAGCCACATTCTTCGGAGCCTCGTGATCGTAAAGACCGTTGCGTATAAACAGCGTGAGGGGGTTATTCACGACATCGAAGACATCCCGTGCGAAGTCGCACGCCTGCGAGATCGAGAAGAAGTGTCCCGTTCCGCCCTCGTCAACGGTGAAGTAGTCCGTATCGAAGTTCTTCAGCGTGGCCCGACTCTCGGCATCGCACCATGCGTCATAGTTGTTGAGCGTGACGATCAAATCCTCGATGGTGACGCTTTGCCCGATATTGTTGGCCGCGGGGATGCTGATACCCACATTCAGATGCCCGCCCATCGATGCCGCGGTGCCGCGGTAATAGATTTCATAGGTACGGCCGGCCTTGAAGACGAACCATCGGCCCCGCTGGTCGAGAGCGTCCGAATAGGTAATAATCCTCAAAGAGCACTCTTTGTCCACGCGCAGCTTCATGCGCACGAAGATAAAGTCCGAAGCGGCGACCGGGATACGGCTGTTCAGGTTGAAGTTCGCGGTCACGCCTGACTGCGTAGTCTCAACTACCATACTTCGGTCCGTAATGTTCGAGCCTGCATTATTATGATAGCTCTTCGTGAAGTCCTTGAGAATGTAGGCCGTGTGGTCCTTGTAGCCAAGCGCCGCGTCCAGCGTCGTGCCGTCGGGCATCTTCACGCCCGCGGCCGCCGTGACCGGGTAGAATGTCTTGCCAGACCGGTCCGTGACTTCACGGATCGGAGTGTCGCCCCCGCCTGCCGATTTGCCCTGCAGGACCGGATTCGAGAAGTCCGCAAGGACGTGCGCGCTGACGGTCGTAACCTCCCCGCCGGCCAGCTTAAGCGTTACGGCGTAACGGCGGCCGTTGTATTTCGAGTCAAAAACGAGGTCGATGCCGCCGCTTTGTGTCACAGGTTCTGCCTCCGCGACCTCGACGAACGCGCCGCCCGACGCCTGCGTGACGGTAAGGACCCAGCGGTACAGGCTCCGGTTCGCGGCGTAGAGTTTATACATCTCGGCGACTTCGGAAAGCGCCGTAGTGACGACCAGCGGGAAGCCCTGATCCCCGGTCCCCAGCGTCGCAGCGAGCGAGAGAGCGACCGTGGCGCGCTCGGCGCGCTCCAAATCCTGATCGACCCGTTCGCCGGGGTATTGCAGTGTGTACGTGTCAGCCATTTCAATACTGTTTTTTCAAATCCTTCACTCTGTAAATTTACTTCAATGTTTGAGGCACATCGCCTATCCCTGCTGCGTGACATCGACGTTATAGGCCACCGTCTTGCCCGTCTCCGTGTTGTGGTACTCCATCGCCATCGTACCCGTACGGGACGCTCCCGTCTCGTTCTTGATGACGGCAAAGGCAACTCCCCCATCGACAGGCAGGTCGATCGGCAGCTCCTCCGAACCTTGACACCATGACGGCATCAACAGAAGCGTCAGGGCCACGTTGCCCGAATTGTGCATGGAGATCAGGTGCGCACCCGCTGTCCACGGGAGTTCCTGCGAGAAGGTCACAAGCGGGTCGTAGCTATCGTAGAGCGTGATGTTGCGGTCGTACATGTAGTCATCCGTTCCGGCCTCGACGGCGAATTCTCGCATGTAGAGACGCCAGCCGTCCAGATAGGCGATCACGAGAGCGTCGAAAGACTGGAGCGTAACGTTGTCGATCGTCGCGCTGATCCTGCCGCTCGCATCCGTATCGGCCATGTAGCTATCCTCCTCGCCGTCGGCGTTCACATACCGGAACCCTACGCCGACGCCGCTGATCGGAGCGCCGTCCTTGTCGGACACCGTGAAGTTCAGAACGGCATTGCGGCTGCCCGGAGCGAGTTGGATCGTCTTCTGGGCCGTATACGCCTCCGTACCGGCAGGAACGTCGATATGGTCTTCGATGCTGTTGTAGCCTGCGGCCTTGGCGGTGATATTCATCGTGAAAGCTTCGGCCGTACAGTTCGAGACGGGACCGTAGGTCAGGCTGCTGGTGTTCTCCCGGCGCTCGGTATTGGTCGTACCCGTACTGCTGAGCCACGTAAAGGTGATTTCGTCCGCTACGACCGGCTGCCCGGCCTTGTCCGTGACGTGCAGTTCCGCGCTGAAGAGGCGCTCCGCACCGATCGTAATCGCGCCCGTATAGGTATAGTCGCTTTCGCCTGCAGGGATAAAGCGCGTCATCCGCACACCCGTAAAGCCGGATTTAACGGCGGTGACGGGGACACTGTTGTCCGATGTTGGAATATCATCGAGAGTATCGTTTACCGCCGTGATGTTCGTATACTCCCGCGTCATGGTCCCGCCCGCAGCGTCTTTCGTCGATACGGTGACCTTATCTACCGCGACGGCGTCGCCGTTGAGATTCTCGAACGTAAGTTGCAGGATAAGCCGGCGTTTGGGGGTCGGCTCCGAAGAGGTGAGCGTCAGGGTCTCGTCGATGTCGTATTGCGTGCTGCCGGCAGGGATGTCCAGCAGTTTTTTGCCGGATTCGTAGCCGGATTTAAGTGCCGCAAGCCCCATCGTCATATACCCCGTCGAGGCTTCAAGCGTGACATCGACTTCTCCGGTGTTCGCCCAGCGCTCCTGCTTGCTGGTGCCCGAAGGCTGGATATACGAAGCTGTAACCTCGTCGGCCACGAGCGGGGTGCCGTCGCTGCCGGCAACTTGTACGTGCAGCTTCAGCGGGCGCGACTGGGTGGAACCCGTCAGCGTAACGGTCTTTTCAACCGTAGCGTCATCCGTACCCGCAAGCACCGAGACCGGACCGCGCCAGAGCTGGTAGCCATCCGTCTGCACGGTGATCGTCGCAGTGAAATACGCGGTCGTGACGTTCGGAATCGTATCGGTAATATGCGATCCCGACGTCGTCAGGGTACCCTCCGTGCCGTCCGGCTTGGTATAACGGACCTCCACGGACTGCGCATCAACAGCGGCACCCTCGGCGTTCTGGATTGACAGGTCCAGAACGAGATTGCGGCGCGAATTGCGAAGCGTTATGCTGCCCTCCCACGAATATTCCTCCGTACCCGCGGGGATCGGGATTTCAGTCGTTGAATCCGGATAGTCCGCATCGGTAACTAAAACTTCGACATTGAAAGCCTCCAGCGAAGCCTCTTCAAGCACGGTATTGATAACGCTGAAGTACGTAAAACCTCTAAATTTTCTCGTACCGTCGGCACCTTGCCAGAATATCTGGGTCCGGTCCGCGGTGAACGGATTACCATTCTCGTCGAGGATGGAAACGCGGAAATTAACAGGACGCGACGCAGTGGCGGCAGGTGTCAGCTTCACATCCGTAGTATACGAGTAATCCTCGCTGCTGGCCGGAACCTGAATGATATGTTCGTAGGTTTGGTAGCCGTCCCGGCCTGCGGCGATACCCAGCGGGAACGCATCGGTAGTCACGTCGGGAACCGTTGCCTGAACTCGCCCCTGCCGAGCGCCATAGGTGGTCTCCTCGCCCGATTCGTCCGTATAGAACACCAGCACCTCGGCATCCTCGATAAGCGTGTCGTTTTCATTCACGACCGAGAAGTCCAGAACGAGGTTGCGGCGCGATTTGCGGAGCGTAACGCTGCCCTCCCACGAATATTCGTCCGCACCCGCGGGGATCGGGATTTCGGTCGTGAAGGTCTTGAAGCCCGGTTCGGAAGCCGTGACTTCGAGATTGAAGGCAAGCACCGAAGCGCCATCAAGCACGGTTTCGATGACATCGTAGTCGGCGAAGCCGATATGTCGCTTCGTACCGTCGGCACCCTGCCAGTAGATATGCGTCTGGTCCGCGGAGACAGGGGCGCCCTGCTCATCGAGGATCGAGAGGCGGAAGTTAATAGGACGAGAGACCAGCGCGGTGCCGTCCTGATGAACCGCCACAGAGCAGCGGCCCAGACAGCCGTAGGCGTCGGGACCGAACTCCGCGGCCGTGTTGCGCTCGGTCTCCGTGGCTTCCGTTGAAAGCGCGATCCCGCCATACCCCTGCATCGTGCTGACGAGCCATTCCGCGCCGTTCCAACGCTTGATCGGGAACAGACCCGGATTGACCGTGAGTTCTCGACGGCCCCCGATGACGGAAAGTTCCACTGTCGTAGGGGTCAGTACGAAATCCGATTTCTTGATGAGCCTAAGGGTGATGTCATAACCCTCTTCGACCGAAGGGAGATAACGCACCAGCTCCGCATATACCTCGCCGTCGAAATAGTCGTCCTGACCGCTCGAAACGCGCAGAGCGCGGCCCAGTGAATCGTAAAGGATGCGACCTTCCGAATCCAGAAGTGCGGCTGTGTCCGGCGTTTTCTTGCAGATGCGCATCCGACCGCCGGCATAGTCTCGATTCCACGCATCCGCCGTCTGATCGTAATTCCACACCACACGGCCCGAAGAGTCGGAATAGAGGCTCGCCAGCTCGCTGCCGTTGAAATCCATGCCGATATCCGCACCGGGGATGCTGGCTCCCGTTACTGCATCTACGACCTTAATCCGGAACTGAATCGGCAGGCCGGCAAGGGGCGTCAGGCCGACGCCTATTTTTTTCAGAACCGTGTCCGCCTCGATCTCGCATTCCACCATCGCATAGTGGCCGTCCTCCTGCCAGTTCGGATCGGACAGGAAGTGCATCACTTCATACTGCTGTCCGTTGGCCGTCATGCGCACGTAATCCGAGAGCCACACGACCCGAAGCGCATCGACAAGGTATTCGGGCGCCTTGCATTCGAAGCGAAAGGTTTTCTTGCTGATCTGCTTCTCGACGAACGGAAAGCCGTCGCGCGGTTCAGCCTCCTCCTCGTACTCGTAATCGGGCTTCCCCAGCTCCGAGCAGATATAGAGCACGTTGCGGTAGCCGTTCGAGTAGACTATATCCCCGCCGTCATATTCCTGATTGTCGGCCGACCAGTATTCCAGCCGGATGTAACGCGAAAGATCATCCACGACGTTGAACACCTCGGAATACCATGTTTCGACACCGTCCGACAATTCGGCATAGTACCGGCCCGGAGTCAGCGGCCGGGCAAACTGGTTCGCCAATCCGGTGTTGCAGTACTGGATAACGTCGAAATCGGTACCGCTGACAACATGAAGATCGGCAGCGGTATCCGCAGAGATATTCCGGTATAATGTGCCGTCATCATACAGCACACGGAGCGTAAAGGCCGCGGAGGCGCGGTGCGCGCGTCGAATTTGGAACGGCAGCAACGACCGGTCCGGCGCGATGAGCTGGAAAACGTTGCCGTACGCATAGGACTTACGAAAATCCTGATACTTCACGGATTTATACCACGGAAGCGGGAAAAGATTGTTATTCGGGGTCATTTCAATTCGTATTTTAATTGGACTTCTGCTTTATCGCTCGACAAATTCAGCGAGATTTTTTCTACCATGCCGTTGCCGAGCGCCGTTCGGACGAGCTGATAGGGATTGATTCGGGGTGCAAGCGGCGACGGAATGTCGATCTGCTGCTTCAAAGCCTTCGAGATCGACTGTACGGCGATAGGGGCCGCCGGCCCGAAAGTCTCCTCGCCGTTGTTGATGACACAATCGTCCGACGGAAGGTCGTAGACGTAGAATTTCGGAGCGATATACAGAAACGACGCCCAGAAATTCTGCACATTGGCATTACGGCCCTGATAGTAGAAGTGATCCGGCACCCAGTTGCTGCCGTTCCACACACACGCCAGCGGATTGGATTGCGTCTGGTAGAGACTCGACAAGCGGGAAGTGGTAATCGGTCCAGTCATGCCCATTCTGTTGGCGTAGTTCAGGACAATATATTTCGTGTCGGCCGGAATCAAGACCTGCTTGTTTTGCATGAAGCTCATCTCGGATGTCGTGTTCAGGTAGCATTGCAGGACATTTCTGTCTGCATCGAGACATACGCAGCCCGGATAGGTACTGCTGCCCCAGCATCGAATCTTCACCGTCTGTCCGGCGATGTTCTGGGCTGAAGCGTCATAGGTTCGGTGGACGCTTCCGCTGTAAGATTCATCGACCGTACCGTCGTTCTTCATCCAGCCGGAGGTCTGCGCGGTTTCACCGAAAAACTTATCATTGGCCGCCAGCAGTACGAATCCGTCGGAAGATACGCTTCCGGAGTTATACAGCATCGTATCGATGTCCGACATGAACGAACCTACCGTAATCTGCTCCTTCTTGCCGTCGGTGACGAACGGCGCTTTCACCTCGATCGGATAGCCGTTGAACACCGCCCCCGCATCCTCCGGCCACTCGAATTCAAAACGATCGGGAAGCTGGCCCTTGTCGTAGTTCCACTTGGCCGTGCCGAAACTCCATGCCTTGCGGGTCCGCGGGTCGAACAGCTTGGTCAAGTCCACCGATACGGAACCGGTTCCCGCGTAACTGCCGCCATTGAGAAACCATTGCAAGTGCTCGATATGCAGGCGCTTGTCGTCGTCGATATACCAGTATAGCTGGTAGACGTCGCGCAGCATATTGAAGATGCTTTGCAGGCTCGTTTTGGCGATCTGCGCCGGCTTGTCGTAGTTCACCGAAAGCAGGTTGCTTTTGGGACAGATCATCAGCCGGAAATTGGGAACAGAGGTCGGCTTTTTTGGAAACAGTTTATAAAGGTCACTATGTGTCGCATCCCCGGCAAAATACAGGAATTCGCTGTACTCCGGCAGCGGTTCATGCTTGATCTCCGGGGCAAACTTCTGAAGCAGGACTTTGATGACATTTCCTATGTCGTAGCAGTCGTTGATGACCCATTCCCGGCGGTTGCTGTCATTTTCGGTCAGCGTCAGTTTCATCCAGTACGAGATCGTCGCCCACCGAGACTGGAAGACCGGAAAGAAACTTTGGTCGGCATTGGCAGGGCGCACAAAGTAGCCGCCGTTTTCCGCCCGGCCCCATTCTGTAGGCTCCGATGAAACCTCGTTTGATACGATGACTTCATAGGCGGTATTTTCCGTTATCGCAAATGGATAAACCTTCAGCGAGGTGTCGGTAATATCCGAATCACTCCGGCGTTGATCACCTACAGCGTTGATAATCCGTTGGTATATCTTGGATGATTGGATATTAACTAACAGCTGGTCCGCTTTATTCCCCTCTCGGTATAATCTTGCTCTATTTAAATTCATAAGCGGTGTCGTGCCGGAAGCTATAGCGTCTCCCGTTTCCTGATCCGTATTGGGGTCATAGGCATACAAAGTTATTCGGGAATGTATAAGAGGCAGCAGATACGGCGTTTCCTTTAAACAATGCGATGTGCGTAAATTTATGAAGAACCGATTCTTATCCTCAGTATTTCCTCGCACCAAAGTATAGGTCCCTACATAGTTGTCTATTTCCAGAAGGCTCCAGTTTCCAGCACTATAAGCCACTCCGGCAACGCCGACCTCCCGGCCTGTCGAAAAATGATAGGTCTTCGTCAGCGTATTTTCATCGGAAGGAGAATCGTTCGTCTCCTTCTCCCAGACATGATTTCCCTGAAATACCGACAACCTATCCGATCCGACGCCATTCTGGACCAGATACACCTCCAGAAGAGGACGGACAAAGGTCTTTACACTCACACTGTCCGGTGCCAGCGGAATCAGGTTCTCTTCCGAATCATAGTTTTTGAGGATGTCCACATAATTGTCCTGCGAATCGACAACGACCGTAACGATGCGGTTGTCGCGGTCGAATTCGCAGTCGGTCTTGAAGAAACGCCCGCGGTAGTATTCGGCCCATCCGGTAGCGTTCCTGCGTTCGATACGCAGCTGGAATGTCGTAGAAATTGGCTGCCGGTCGATATAGTCAAAGTCATCCCGGATGAAGTTGAGTTTGCCACTCAATTTCGACCGGAAAAACCAGCGCGAGGACTCGCGTTCCGTATCGAGCGACAGATCGTCTTTGTAATACGGGGCGCATTCGCGGTCGTTGATGAAAAATCGGTACTTCGGATTCATTCTAATTGAGTATTTTCGTGTGTTTCTTGTATCTGATGACAGTTCGCCCCTTCGAATCGGTATACACCTGACGTTCGGATAGTCTCCTGATAGCCGCAATATCTGCCGCGATCTTCCGGTTGTCGCTGGAAGCATTGACAATTACTTCCGCCGGCTGCTGGGCGAACGCCTGCCGGATATAGGTGCGGTCGAACTCCCCGCGGTTCAGAGAATTGATGATCGTCGGCAGCTCGGACCGGTATTTACGCACTCCGGCTTTGTTCACTACGGCAAACATTTCCCCGCCTTCGACACGGCGTTCTTTCCCCGTTCTGGGATTGATGCCCAGCGGAACGTCGTTGCCGCTCTGGTGACTGCCGCCGTCGATAAATTCGTAGGTGCCGTCGCCGTACTGCTCGGTACCCGACGATTTGGCGAGCTGTGAAGCTTTGATCTTCGCCGCGCCGAACGTCGCCCACATGATCGCAATGGCCGGAATCGCCAGCCACGGCAGCACCAGCGCGCCCCAAATCGCCGCCGAAGCGGTCACCAGACTTGAAATCTGCTGCAAGGTCTCGATCTGGGCTTTCTGCTTTTGCGCTTTTTTCTGCTCGGCAATGGCTTTCGCCTGATTCTGCTTCTCCATCTCCAGCCTTTTTTCCGCTTCGGTCTGACTGTATGCGAGTCCGTTGGCTTTCGCCTGCATCTCAGCATCGAGCGCCGACTGCGCAGCCGTAACGCGCTCGTTGGCCGCATCGACAGCCTGCTGCGCCATTTCGATCTCCGCGTCGAGGATCGCAGTCATCTGCTCCAAAGCGAAAGAAACGCTTTCGGAGATAGCCTGCTTTTTATCGTCGTCGAGATTGATTCCCATTGCATCCCACAAATCGCGCGGCTGTTTGGCCTTCTCGATTTCGTTGTTGGTCGCGGTAATGGCGTTTTTAACAATAGCTACATCCGCATCCGAAACGACTCCGCCATATTGATTCATCAGGGCCAACACTTTCTCCCAACGTTCTTTTTCCGCCTGCAGGCGCAATACCGTCTTTTCCCGCTCGGTTGCCTTCAATGCCTCGATTTCGCTGTTTTGAACGGAAAATGCCGTATCAATACCAGTCATCCCGGACTGAAATCCCTGCTGTGTCCCCTGAAATCTGTACTTAGCGTTTATCGCAGTCTCATCCTGCCGTTGCTCTGCCGGGCGCGTCTTGTTTTCCAGCAGTTCGATCTGCCGGGCGTTTTCCAGCATTTCGCGCTGAATGCGGATATATTCGACACTTCCTTCCTGCACAGCGGCAAGTCGGTTTTGCAGGGTTTCCTGCGTCAACTGCCGGGTTTCGAGTGCATATTGATTGTCCAGCTCGATAAGAGCATCGTTTTTGGCCTTTTCGTTGGCAATGACGGCATAAGCGTAATCCTTCCACAAATCGGCGTCGCCCTCGGTAAAACCTTCGATTTTATTATAGCGCCGCTCCAACTCCGCCGCTTCCCATTTGGCATTGAATTCGATTGTCGCACGGCGTTTCGCATAGCCTGCCTGCATAGCGTCGACTTGCAGCTGTTCGGACTTTTTCGCTGCATCGGAGGCGTATTTTTCCTGACGTTCGGCCGCGCGGGCTTCTTTGTCGGCCTGTGTCTGTTTGCGCCGGGCGGCCGCCTCTTCCGCTTTGCGTTTGCGCTCTTCTTCCTTCCGAAGTTTTTCTTCGGCCTTGTTCGTATCGAACGGCGTCAATCCTGCACCCTTGATGGCCGCTTTTCCTGCATCTTCGGCAGCCGCCTGAATTTTGAAATATCCGTCGGCTATCCCATTAAGCACAACCAACTCAGCCTTAAGTTTATCGACACGGTTCTGAGCGTGTTTTGCCATGTTTTGCGCTTGATCTCGCGAGTCTCCCATAACATCACCCCGAAGATAAATGCCAGTTCCGGCATTTTTCCCGAAGCTTTCAGCAGCTTTCTCGTATTGCGAGACATCTTTTTCCGCTTGCTTTATTTCGAGTTCCGTTTGGATGATCTTTTCGTATTGCGACACCGCCAAATCACGGGCAGCAGCAGCGCGGGCTTGTTCTCGCAACGCCGTAATCACCGCATTCGAATTCGATACGAAAGCAATCTGCGCGTCATTGGCATCATTGATTGCGACACCCAGATTTCCGAATTCCGTCTGATTTTCCTTGATCCACGTTAATTGTTCGTCCGCCTTGCCTTTCAAATTATTCCACTCTCTTTGCAGTTCACGATAGCGGACAAGATTTTCAGCAAGCGGTTTTGCACTGCTTGAAATCGCTTTATTTACATCGCCGAACATTTGTGTCGTAGTCCGCATCTTGGGCACAGCTCCAAATATCTGCGAGAAGAAGTTCCCGATCTCCTTGCCATAGGCAGTTGCTACAGTAATCCCGACCACCAAGAGCGTTTGCCACGATGCAACGGATTTGAGCAGCTGTTTCCACACGGGGATTCCCTCTTTGCCCTCATCCCGCATTTTTCTGTATTCTTGACGGGCACGGCTAAGTTCGTCTGCCAACATCGGCAGGTTGTTCGAGATAGCCAAGAAAAACTGCTGGGCCGACATCGTGAGGGACGGCAATTCGCGGGCTACCTGCTGAACCTGAAATTGCAACGGGCTGAATCCACTGGCGTAGTTACCGACATTACGCTGGAAATTCCCCATCGAAGCGTCGGCCTTTTTAACTTTGGCATCCAGCAACTCTATATTGCGGAGCATTTCAACCCCCAACGGCGATTTCTGCATACTTTCGCCCAGACTCCGATAAGTCATGCGCATGCGTTCAAGAAGTTGCGCACTTTCATCGTAAGACCCGTTCGCCGCCAATAATTGCTTGGTATTGGCGTTAAGCTGGGAGCGAGTTTGCTGAAGCGATATTTTATACTGCGTTTCGGTATTGAGCAGCCGTGCCCGCTTCGCGATGGCGTCTTCCGAACTGATTCGCCCCTCTTTTTCGGCTTTCGTCAATTCCTTCCGCTCTTTCCGAATGCGTGTCAGAACGGCTTGCTCCCGCACCATCTGGTCGAGCAGATCACCACGGGCACCGGCAACACTTTCGACTAAATCGCTGAGTTCCTTGACACTCTTGGCCTCCGCCTGCATCGCCTTTGTTTCTGTCTGTGTAGCCGAAGTCAATTCCGCCTTCTGCCGACGGAGCGCAATGATTTCGCTTTCAAGCGCAGCGGCTTCCTTCTTCATTTCCTTGTAGGCACGGGACATCCGGTCGGCTTCGGCAGCGGATTGCTGCGCGGCCTGCTTCTGCTGTTCGGTGGAGCCGCTCAGCTTTTGAAGGGTCTGATCCAGCGCGTTCGCCTTCTTCCGAATCTCGTCCATCGACTTGACGTATTTGTCGCGCAGTTTTTCCAGATCGGCGATAAGTTTGTCGATCGTACCGTCGTTCTGAATCAGATCGCTGGTTTTTATGGGGTTGTTTACCTCTGCCATGAATGGGTATCAGTTTACTCGTTTTCGCATTTTCCGGGCTTCGCTCTTCATGTAAGCGAGCGCCTGATAGAATTCCAACACCGTCATGTTCCGGGCGTCCATCTTCATGGACTTGGAAACGAGCAGCGTTATTTCCGTATAATTCTTATCGAACATCACATCCGCGCCTTGCGCGGTCGAATACGCCTGCGGCGGATTCTGCATCAGAATGAAGTCGTCGATCAGCGCGATGTCTTCCGCCGCGTCCCCGGACGTCGTAATTTCCGAAAGGACCAGACGCGTCCGGCGGAGAAGCCTTTCCGTCGTGTCTTTTTCATGTACGTCGCTAAACGTAGCCGGGAAATAAACAGAAAGGTCTTCGCGGATTTTTTTTTTGATCGCCTCGGCCAGCCGGGAGATAAGTGTGTGCTTCACATCATCGAGCAGGGCCAGCGTCTCGTTCAGCCCCGCGTCGCTCAGGTCGTTCCGCGGCCGGCCGTCGATCTCGGTCACGAGCGCCGCGAACGCCATGTTGCGCGGAGATACGCCCTGCACGATGTAGTAGAGGTTGTTGCGCATGTTCTCCAGTTCCTGCAGGGCTTTAGCGGGGTCCTTCGGGATATACGCCGCGATCCGTGACATATGCGCGTCCACGTCTGCGAAATCCGACCCGATGCCGGTGTCGTACAGCAGGCATTTGTTGAAGCGCTGGAACCGGCCGACAGGCATTTCGTCCACGCCGTCGTAAAGCTTGACCGTATGGCCGTTCAGTTTTTCGGTTCTCATAGCAGCGCGCGGGTTATCGGGGTTGCGAACAGGGGCGCGGCAAGGATCGCAGCGTCCCGGCAGATGACCGTAGCAATGACGGCCAGCGCAGCGCAGCTCCACCATGAGAGACAAAAATCACAACCGAACATTTCGGAGATCGGTTTCGGAGCCGTGGCCACGACCCGCTCGCGCAATCCGGCGCGGTCCATAAACAGGAGGACGAATGCGGCCGCCAGAGCCACACACACTACAATGCAGATGAAAGTTACCATATTTCGTAATTTTTAGGTTATTATCTCGCTATGCACTCTTCCGACAGTTCCAGCTCGCCCTCGACTGCAAAGCCGCCGTACGGCACCATCAGGTACTGCACATCGACTTCGGCGAGCGAATAGCCGGAGTATATGTTTTCATGGCGTTCGCAGACCTTATCGATCCGCAACCCGCCCTCTTTGAGCGTCGTCTGGCCGAGCACCGCCAGTACGTCCATCTTCAGTTGCTCGCGGTTACTGACGCCCGGTCCCCATATCGTCCGCTCGTCGAACCAAACCACCAGCCGGAACGGCGTGAAGAACTTGTTTACCGTATATCGGTTGTATTCCGGGAAGCGGTAAGCGTCCGGAATATCGAAGAAACTGAAGTTCCCCAGCCGCGAGTCGGGCAACATGGAGAGATATTCCGTTTCTCCGGTGTAGATCGCGGGGAAATAGAGGTCCCGGCCCTGCACGTCCTTTTCAATCAGACGCTGGGCCTTTCCATAGACATTCGTAAGCCACGACACGTTCGCCGCCAGTGCGTCGCGCAATTGTCCGAGGACTTTATCGAGCAGTACAGGATTTTCGTTCATTTTCGGTCGTTTATTGTTTCTATAAGTTTTTCGCGCAGGAACGGCAGCATATAGGTGCGGATCAGCTCGTCGAGATTGTCTCGGTTCAGGCCGAAAATCTCTTTGCCGTACTTGCGGACCAGATCGTCGGTTTTCCCGTCCGACGCCGTGATTTCGAAGCTGTCCCCCGAATAGCGGATGTAAAAACTGCTCTCGAAATCGCCCTTATCGCGCAGTGTTACGCGATTGTACGGCTGCCCCCGCATCCGTTTCTCCTCAATGGTGACCGGCGAATACGGGCGGTAATCCGCGATCGACACGCCGAGGCGGTTTTCACCCTTCTCAAACAACTGCTCTTCGGCGTTCATGTCGATAACCGCCGCTTCGTTTTCGCGCACACTGCCGAGAATGTATTCACCTTCGCGCTGCCTGAAATCCCGGAGGGCGTCGATCATCGACTGAATGGCATTCATTGTTCAAAAGGTTTGTGTTTCTCCTAAGGGAAAGCGTTGTAAAACCGCATCAAATTGTTCAATTCGTCACATTCCGCCGACAGCCCCGTACCGCACTCCCCCGTTGTGACAAGGCAGGCAGATACGCGACATTCCGGCGGTATCGAGCCGCAAAGCCTGATAGGCTCTGTTCAGGTCGTTCACCAAGCCCGAAGGCCGGCCGGCAGTATTCCCCTCCAGTTCGAAGAGGATGTCCGTACGGGTAATGTTCGACTGGTTGCGGTTGATCCGCACATTGGGGTTGTAAGCCATGTACCGGAGCGCGTTCACCGCGACCTGCTTGGCCACGACCTCGGCGAAGTTCATGCGCTGTTCGGTGATGAAGTCCGTATAGTCGCAGCCTATGGTGACTTCGAGATTCATCCCGTAGTTGCGCGTATAGGTGTAGGTCATGTCTGTGATGTCCCACAATTCGGGAGATCGGCCGAAATCGGCCCCTCCGCGCACGGCAAAGGGGTAAATCTCCATGTACTTGTGGACCATCTTCCACAACTCGTACTCTCCGCGGCGGCAGGCGCACGGCTGTTGCGACCAGTCGCGGTTTATATTTACGGCTTCCATCTCCGCGGGCAGGTCGGACTGGTTGTAGCACACGTACCACGAACCGCCGGCATTGCCCTGCTGCAGATAAGGCAGATAGCAATCCTTGACCGGAAACCACTGATACCCTACCTTCGCCTTGACGTCGAACTCGAACGTATAGACCGGTTCGAGCAGGCTGGAGTGAAAGACATAGACCGTCACGGGGCCGTTTCCGGTCACCTGCAGGCCGATGCGCTCGATCTTCGTGGTGACGCCCAGCGCACGGACCGGAACGATCTCGTAGCCTACGACCTTGCCGGTATTCCGGATCGCGTCGGCGATACGCCCCGTGCCGTCGAAAAACGGACGTTTGTCGAGCAGGCTTTTCGCCCGGTTCTCGACCGCATGGCCGTTGACGAAGGTCTGCACGGCCAATGCCATCCCGGACTGCACGATCTCGCGCAGAAACGACGAAAAGGGATCGTATTCGGCCCAGTATTCCGGATCGGCAAGTTCCTGCCCCGTGCTGTCCTGCACCGCGGCGTAAAGTTTCTTTCCGTCCTGCGGGTCTCGAACGACATCACCGGTTTTATAGTCGGCCGAAGCGTCGTACGCCGGATAGGCGGTGTCCTTCTCGTCGGGCATGCAATAGTACATATTCTCCAGTGTCAGCAGCGGATGCACGTCCTGAAAATAAAGGCCGCTTTCGGACTGCCGCAGCTCGTCGTCGATCCGGTATTTCGGATTCGGGTCCTTGCGCCAGCCGACGAGTCCGGCCAGCCGGCGTTGAATTTCGGGTATTCTATACATTTCCGGTTGAATGAAAAACAGGGGCAGGGCATTCCCCTACCCCCGTCGGTTAAACTTGTGCGGTCGATTACGCTCCCGCTACCTCTTTCGTATTCACGGGCGATTCGGCCGGGTTGACAACCTGAACCGGGATCGTCGTCACCGGGGTCATGGTCGACTTCAGGATGTCGAACTTCATGATCGGGTTGGCGATCTCCGTGGGATCGGAGTTGTATGCCACCAGATAAGCCACGTCTACCGAGAAACCGTAGTACTCCTTGTGTACGCAGGTCATGTCGGCCGAAGCGGCCCCGGCAATCGTCGAGTAGTTACCTACGCTGTCCTTGAAGAACGTGCCCACGGGAATGTTCAGGACGGGCAGCGTCGTGATGTCCCACTCGCCCATCGGGCCGAGGTCGGTGCGGCGCAGGGCTTCGCGGTCCACGCGGAACAGCATACCCACGTTGCCGTGCTCGACGGCATAACCGCTCGCATAGGCGCTGGCTTCGTTGGTGACATTGTTCGTGAAGTGGAAAATCTTGTTCAGGTACTCGTTGCGCTTGTCCACGTCGTTGTAGAGACCGTGCTGCGCGAGTTTCGTCACGAGGGCCTGAATACCCGCGTTGCCGACGATGTGCATGCGCCCGAAATAGTCGTTGGCGGCCATCATCGCGTCGAAGTCGGCAAGGGCGTCTTCACGCTGCACCCACGGCACCTGAATCGAGTTGCCCGCCTGCGTGTAGGTCAGCAGCTCTTTGAACACCTGCGTTTTGTTGGCCGAAAGGGCCGCTACCGCACCGGCATCGAGCGTGTCGGCCAGCTTGTAGAGGTACTTCAGGAACTTGCGCTCCCAGTCCTTCTGGATTCTGATTTCGTTGCTGTCGTACAACGTCGGAACCATCGTGAATCCGAACGCATACGTTACGAAGGTAACGTTTACGAGTTTCGACGTATTCTCGTCGTCGGCGATGTCGCAGCTGCGGACATTCGAAATGGTTACGTCACCGTCGTAGTCGATGACGGGAATCTGTACCTCGCGGCCGTTGGCGGCGAAAGCACGCTCACGCAGTTCGTCGGTGATGATTCCGTCGCGGGCATAGGACTGCTCGACGAACAGGTCAAGCGCACCGTAACGGGACGGGCGGGCCATATTCTTGTCGAGGTCGGAATTAACCCGCAGATTCTGCAATCTGGTTTCAATAAGAGACATAATAGAAAAATTTAATCGGTTAATACTTTCGAGGCTGACCCTTTGCCCCGTTTATCGGTGTTTATCGCAGGGGTAAGTCCTGCACTTTGTTGGTTTCGCGCGCCTCCTTCATCTTGTCGTTGAATTCGGGCGTCCCTTTCACGAAACCATTACGGCAAAGCTGCTCGACGATCATCTTGTCAGCCTCCACCTGCGTGCGCGCGCCGCCCAGATCGAAGGTACCTCCCTTGCCGCCGTCAGCACCTTTGGTTCCGGCTCCGGCCTGCTTCTGCCCTTCGGAAAGGATTCCGAGTGCCGAAAGCTTCTGCGTAAGCAATTCGGCAGCCGTGAAGGGCTGGAGACCATTGGCCGGATTATTGAGCTGCACCCCGTTTTCATCCTTAAAAACAAGCCGTTGGTTACCGTTGGCATCGGCAATGAATTCGGGCTTATGGACCGACTCCAACTCCTTGACAACATTCTGGACGGCCATCGCAGCGACCGCTTCGGGAATCTCCGGTTTGAACTTCAGCGCCGCAGCCGCACTCTTGATTTCGTAGCCGATCTGCATGGCTGTAATCTTCGAGGCGCTTTCCTTCGTCAGCTTGTCCAAGTTGGCTTTCGTCTCGCCGTAGAGCTGCTTGGTGGCTTTCAGTTCTGCCTCCTTCGCTGCCAACTGCGCTGCGAGATCGCTGCCGCCGCCGGCCTTCAGCTGCTCTTTAAGCGCATCACGCTCACCGGCAAGGGTCGTGACTTTCTGCTGAAACTCGTCGGCCTTGTCTGCCCGGTGTTTGATCTCGCCCGCAGCACGTTTGAGGTAGTCGTAGGACTTTTCGCCCTGCTGCTTGGCGATACCCGTAACGGCGAGAATATCGGCGTCATAATCGCTGTGAAGCCTACCGATGCGCTCCCCGATTACGGTGTTTTCGTCGTTACGCGAAAGCGTCTCGATCAGGTTGATTTGCTCCTCGGAGAGACCCGCAAGGGATTCGTTCGCCGTAAGCATGTCTTTCGTAAGTGCCATAATTTATTTTCCCTTTATAAATTCGTGTGATTACTCCTCCTGATCTTTTCCGGACTGCTTTTTCTCGGTCTTCCCCTCCGATTCTGCAGCATCTTTCGGGGATTCCGCCTCCTTCAATTCGGAGGTTGCCGCCGCGGGCGATTCTCCCGCCCGAATGACCGTTACAGGCGTAGGAACTGCCGGAGCCTGTGCCTCGGCCAGCGTCTTCGCCGTGGGCATGTAAAGCAGTTCGACCGTGTAGCCCTGCTTGTATAACTGGTCTTTGATCTTTGCGTACTCACGTACGCCGAATTTCTGCAGTCGGGACCGCGAAAGCCGCTGCCCCGTCCGTCTGTCGTAGTTGGGCTGTTCCAGAGTTACGTGAACGTAAGCCTCGTCGCCCGGAGCCGGTTTAAACGGCTCCTGTACCTTTGTTTTGCTGTTCTGTGCCATAGTTTCGTAAAGCGTTAGTGATTCGTTCTATTTTGATGTCGTGCGGGATGTTCGCCCCGAAATCGACGACGTTCATGTTTTCTCGTTCGAACCGCGCCACATAAGCCGAGAAATTAAGTTTCACGGCCAAATCCGCAGGATCGACCAATCCCCTTTCGTTAAGCGTCAGAAGCTCCTCGCGGGTCAGGTGGCGATACGGTTCCAGTTCCGAAAGGATCGTCATGCGCTGAAGCTGCTGGGGATCGTTACGATACTCCGTTTCGATGATCTTGCGCGCCAGCGCATCCAGCTCGGCATCAGAAGCACCCTGCTCTTTGGCTCTCGCGTAACGGACGCGCAGTTCGGATACGGTGGTCAGGTAGAACTCCGTACCCCAGTCCACCGTCGCGGAAGTGAAGGCCGCACCGTAACGCAGGCGGCAGATCGTCTCGTCCACAAACTTCTGGGCATTCTCGAAGTTGCGTTTGACGGACATCAGCACCGTAGTGCGGTTTTCGAAAGTCGCCTCTACCTGCATTTCGTTGATCGCCTGTCCGTTGACAATCTCATTATCCACTCCTACGCAGTTACGGACGATATTCCTTTCCATCCGCTCTACCTCTTCGACATTGTAGTCGAGGGCGTTGCGGTCCACCGTCGTTATCTGCACGGGATTCCGCAAGTCTGGTCCATTTTGCTGAGGGACCGGAATTTCCACGAACGAACCCGCCCCGCTGATACGCTTGTTTCCGCACACCGGGCACCGTTCGACGGCGCCGGTCGCCGGAATAATCTTGTAGTTCCCGTCCCGGTTCCTCAGGAATCCGCCGTCGCAGTAGTCTCCCGAATCGTCGTTATGGAAGTTGCAATCCATTTCGTAACCTGAATAGATCGGATAGGGAGCGTACAAATCCAGATGCTGTTTGGATATGGCGAAGAACAGAAACCAGTCGAGCGCCGCCAGCTCTTTCGACAGCGGGCTGCGCTTGATTTCGGGTTCTCGTAGATTTACAGGCGTCGTCCAGAAGAAGCGGGCCGGGCAATACCCCAATGCGTGCGGATTATCCACGAGCAGTTCGCCGATATTGTTGTCCTTCCCCTTGCGGAACAACCGGTAACGTTCGTCGTCGAAAACCGCGATCTTGTCATCACCCGCTTCGAAAATGATCCACTCGAAATTCGAAAATCCCTGCTTAGTCCGGTCGATCCGGAAGTCAATGACCCGTTCGATCGAAAGCCAATAAAAATACGGCTCCGGCAGCTCACCCGCCTGCACTTCCGGAACATCCACGATCAGCACGGAATTGATTCCCGTCTGAAAGTGTTCGAATCCGTCCGTTTGCCACACGACCGGCTCGTTGAGCCTTTCAGTGCGGTATTTCTCCCAATCGTCGCGCTGCGCACTGTCCTTGAACTGGTAGGTAAAGACCGGATTGCGTCCGTCGAACACCCGGCTCAACTTTTCGAAGATCACCCCCGTCAATTCGTTCGTCTTGATGGGAAACTGAAACAGCGAAAGGAACGTGACGAACTTGTCATGCGGAATCAATCCTTCGACCCAGCTCAGGAAGCGCGTAGCTGTCGCGCTCATTCTGTACTGGTCGAGGCTCGTTTCCGCATGGAATCGGATGCGTTCCTGCTGCCGGATGGCTTTATTCTTGGTCCCGCTGTGATGCGGTGACTTTATCCGGTCGCGTATTTCTTCGACGGTCAATCCCATTTGCCGGGGTGAATATGAAAGGTGAATTTTCGGGTAACTTCCAGCCTCCGTTGCGGGGCATACGCAGGAGTCGCTCGGCATGCTCCGGCGTAAACTCCTGCGTCATACCGTCCGCAGTAATCAGCGTCACTTTCGTTTCGCGCTTCATGGCCTCTGACTATTTACCGGCGGCGACCAGATCGCGCAGCGGGTTGAAGTCGGCCGGAACAACGATCGTGAAATCATCCGACCATCCGGGCAGGAACGAGAACGAAATATTGTTGCTGTCGGGAGATTCGAAACCGCCCAGCCCCTTGTCGGATACGAACACCGACTGCACCGGAATCGGCCTGTAGGTCGTCACCGGAGAGTCTTCGGAGTTATCGACGTTCTTCACGCAGCCGATATTTCCGTGCTCGTCGATCAGGTAGACACCGACGTCTTCGCACATCAGTTCCTTCATGGCCTTGATCGTGTCCTGCGGCGAACGCAGTATTTTGGCCGTGAAAGCCGTAGGATTCGTGCCGAGGATGATTTCGACACCGCCGACGGTAGCATTGCCGCCGCCATAGGTGCGGGCCTCGCCCGGTTCGGCCGTCGGTTCGCTGATAAACGGCGTAATGACAGCCTTCGTGCCGTCGGATGCCGTGAGAAGCGGCGTCCACGACGCCAGTTTAGTAGGATCGGCGATGCTGTTCTGCTCGTCGCCCGATTTGTAGATGCGCTGGAAGATCAACTTCTGCACCTGTCCCATGCTTTCCGGACATTCGGAGACCGGAATAGTTGTGAGCGATGCGCCGCGCGGACAACCACAATTCATGCGTTATTAAATTTATCGGTTAAACATACGGGCGATCTTTAGCCCTTTTTCATTACAAAGGAAAATATTATTTTGAGGCAGATCGGCGTTAATTACGCACCTTTACTCCGCGAGGATGTTTGCGGTCCCCGTTCTCGCACTCCGCAATGCCCGTCAGCACATCCGCTACCTCGTCGTGGGCATTGGCTTTGAATATCCGTTTGAAGGATGTCGCATCCGCGTAGAACCGCGGCCAGCGCTGTGCCCAGTCATAAGGCAGGACGATACACTGCTTCACCGTGGGCGCGTAGGTCAGGATGCGCGATTCCTTGTTCTGAGACTGAAAAAACGGGATGATCTCCACACCCGGACAGCGGGCCTTCAGTTTCTGGGCGAAATACCGGCCGCCGTTGTTGCTCTCGATACGGGCCGAACGGGTTTGCGTCCGGGAAAACAGCATCGGCAACAGCTTTTCCGCCTCGTCCAGATCACTGCCCGTGTACACCAAGTCGGTAATGTAGCATTTGCGGAAACTCATGCCGTCTACCGTTTCCGTCGCTCCTACCCGATAGGATACAGAAAGCGTGTTATCGGTTCCGGTGTCGGCAATGTCCGTATAGTTGTTATTGCCATAAGTTGCGGGCAGTTCCGTGTAGGTCTGCCACTCCCGGCCGTAGAGCGCACCCGATTCGTTATAGGGATTACCCTGACACATGCACTCGAATATTTCCGGCGACAATCTGCGGGACGCCTGAAGCCGCTCCAGCGAATGACGCTGCGGCCAGAGGGCCTCACCGATCTGTCGGGGGTCGAACTCGGTCGGCCCGCACTCCTTGATCGCCTGAAAATTGACCTTCGCCCAAGCATCCGCAGGGAAATCGTCGAGTTGCGCCCACGAATCGACCTCGATTACCTTGTCGTACTTTTCGAGACGCCCGATCAGATCGTCCTCATGCCAGCGCGTGAACACGATAAGCTGCTGGCTGTCGTTATGCAGCCGGAAATTGGCTACCGAAGCATACCACTCCCAGCAGGATTCACGGATAACGGGGGAATTGCCCTCTTCGGCGTCTTTGTACAGGTCGTCGATAATCAAGACATCGACAGGATTGCCGGTAAGGCCGCCACCACGACCGACGCTCAGCAAACTGCCCCGGTGGCCGATGATTTCGAACTCATTCGCGGTATTGATCGCATCCTCCGAGGAGGTGCGTCCGTTGCTTATACGCGTATCGGGAAACAACTCGGCATACTGCGGGGTTCGCATGTACCGCTGAATTTCCCGGTTGAATTTCTTGGCCTTGCCGTCGTTGTACGAAGTCACGGCGATACGCGCATCCGGATTCAGTCCGAGTATTCCGGCAGGAAGCAGTCGGGTCGAAGCCTCGCTTTTGCCGTGCTGAGGCGGCATTGAGATAATCAGTTTTCTGATCTTCCCTATAGCGAACCTATGCAGGATTCGGTAGTAGACGATATGGAACTGTGCGAACTCCAGCCGGGGATTGATATATTTAGCGAAAAGCCCGAAGATATTCCGGGCCTTCTCCAAACGCCAATGATAGAGAATATCTGCATCTATCTTCATTACGACTCGTCGTCCGACAGGAATTGCGCCTTTTGCTCGGTAGTCATGTCCTTGAAGGGATTATTCGGATTCTCCGGACGGAACTTGATGGACTGTTCATCTTCGTATCCGTGATTATTCTTCAGCAGGAAGATAGCCGCAGCAGCACCGCATCCGCCTTTGAGCATTCTTACAACCAAATCCCGCTGCACTCGCATCCGCGCTTTTTTTACCGTGGGGAAAAACTCAGAGTATGCCTCCAGCTTGCCATAGTTGAGAATCGTTTTCCTATCTACCTCAAGGGCCTCGCAAAGCCCCTCGATGGTAAGCGGTTCGTCTTTCTTCTCACACGCGGCGAAATAAGCATCGATGGCCGCCTGCATATCCTCTGGCGTGGAGAATTTACGCGGGCGACCTATTTGTTGCTTTTCTTGATTCGATGCCATACTCGTACGATTTTGTAGCGGGGATGGGATTCGAACCCACGACCTTCGGGACATGAACCCGACGAGCTGCCAGCTGCTCCACCCCACAATCCATTTTCAATTCAGGAGCTAAAATACATTCAGTTTTGTAGACCATCAGCAATAAATATCACTGCTTCTTGCGTGTGCGCTGAATCTCGGCATACTCCCAGTCCGGAAGCCCTTTCATGTTCTCAAACGGGTTAGGCATACAATCCAGCCATTTACGCTGTTCGGCCACATCATCCGCAATTACTCTTCGCTTTACCTTCTTCTTCATTCCCTTTATGCCTTTGTTGTATGGAATATGCCCTTTTTGAAATCGGCCCGGTAGGCGTCTGCACGATTCGATGAAAGCTGACGACTTCTTCAAATTGAGCCGGGCAGCGCATATTGCTATGGCCTTCGGTGAACGCCCGAACAACTCAGCCAAAGCCTTGTTAAAAAATGTCGGATACAACCGCTTCATTTCAAACAGTTCTTCACGCGTCCATTTTTTTACCCTCATCATTTGCAATCCTCCAATTTAATCACTACCTTTATTCTGCGTGTAGGGGTGATCTTTCGGGATTGCCTCTTTTTTATTTTCTCAGCCGACGGCGCTGCAGCCGGGTCAACCGTTGCTTTTTCCTTGTCCGGGAATGCTTGGGTGCAATACCGGTGTGGCGTCGGCTGTTCCACGAAGGATGCTGGCTGATAAAATCATCTATCGCTTTTTTGAAAGCAGCCATAGCATCTACGGCTCTGTTCAAATCCGAAAAATCATATTGAAATAACATCATTTCTCCGTTTTTTCCAGTTCTGCAATCAGGGCGTCAGCAATCATGACGGAGCTTTTTGCAACGATTCCCGGAATCCTTTTGTCACCATTGAAACCACTACCTGAGGCCAAATATCCGGATATTTGGCCCTGCATTGCCTGCCCGGCGTACACCCGCCGCCAGTACTCCCAGTCAACTGGTAAGGATTCCTTACAAGTTGGGTTCTCAACTGTCAATTTTTCTTTGATACTTGGGGCGTACTCTCCCCGCGCCAGCTTCTCGGCGTAGTCGTCGTCGCGCATCATCAGGTCTACTTTCATATCTTTATCATTTCTCCACCTCCCGTCTGCATAATAAAATTCAACACTCTCCCTATCGCCGTTATTCAACAATGCTATTATTACGCTGGCGGGGTATCCGCGGCGATCAGCGCATATGATTCGGGCACCCTTCCCCTCTCTTGTGCACACCGGCGCGCCTGCTTTGGCGGCCTCAAGATCAAAATTTCTCATAATTATTTCAGTTTGTCGAGATTTTGTGAGAATCTCGCTATTTCAGTAATTCATAAAGTGTTTTATCCTTTGCTATCGTCCCGATTTTCACCCGTTCCGCCTCTTCTTTGGTGTCGAACTTTAGCACCATTTTTTCGCGTATTGGACATCCATTGTCCCGCCAGATTACATCGACCATAAGATGCCACTTTCCATTCCAAAATGCGGGTCCCCTGAATATCTCGGCCACGTAAGCATATATTTTACGGGTAACTATTTGACAGATCAAGTCGCTCATTTCACCAACTCAAATTCGTAAACCACGACCCACGGATTCGATTTCCACGTACCCCGGCCGGAAACCTTGTCGATCAGTGCGGCGAAGGCTTCACGGGGAGTGTCAAATTCAACGGCTGTTCCCTTTTTCTCGTCGGTAAACCCATACGTGGTGGTATCTGTGGATTCGTACCACGATTCGGAAATGCCCTCACGAAAACAGTCGTAGTCCGAAATATCCTGCAAGCGCTCGCAACGGATTCCCGTGATGCGGATTTGATGCGGCATCAACTCGGCCTTTACAAACATCTTATTGGATTGACCCGGATGATCGCCAATCATATCGCCCAAATCATCAGTTCGGAAATGAACTATCTGTGGATCGACTTGCTCATAGCTCTGCGCCACGGCCACAACCTCGCCGACCTTGTATTTGGTCTTATAGTGATATCCCCCATCATGCAATCTTACGCCGTTGCCACAATACTGGCAATATATACCGCCTGTGTCTCGATCTACTATCAAATGCATCGGCTTATCCGACCAATCGGCACCCCGACAATTTTTGTGTACGGTGGCGCAATCTTTCAGCATTAGGTTAATCGATCGCCTCGTCATGATCTTTCGGCCCTCGATAACCGCATCCGTCAGTCCATAGCGGTCGTTAAACATTATCTTCTGCATGGTTATTCTGTTTTAAGTAATTCCGGGTTGTCATAAATGTTACCGATGGTCCACATCTGATACGAATCGTCAAAGCAATCGACGATTTGAAAAACATCAACATCTCCAAAGTTGACGACGAGTGCCCCGTCCCGCCATTCAACTACTCCGATGCTTTCAAATTTGTCGGTAAGAATATCCCCCTCCCAAATCTCCTTACCGTTCTTGTCTTTCAGCCCCGTGTACTGGCCGACCGTGGCGGGAGCGACTTCGTAACGGCCATAATCAACCGTATTGCAGTCTGCGATCTCGCATTCACCATCTAAATTCAATAAACTGCCAAAAATCCATTCCCCATTGTCGAGGCGCTTGCCCCTGAATTTAATCTCTCGCATAACTATTTTTTTGTTTTAAGTTGTTCAATCTGTCTATCTCGATGGCGATCTCAATTCCGAATAGGTGTACCGACAATTTATAGCAACCTCTTGGGCTGAACCAAAACTTACTTAGACCGATCAATATAAAATGCCCGCAGCCCGGATGCCGCCATCTGTTTACGACATATATTCGCCGAAGTATATGCTTTGCTTTCATTTAGCCAAAGTGTTTAACCGATCTATTTCGGCGGCGATAAGAGCACCGGCCTCGGCAAGGAGGTTGACCGCCTCTACATTTTTGGAAGGGCGTCCGGAAAATTCAACCAGCATTTCTGCGCGCGCAACCATGTTGCATGCCCCCTCCAACTTGCCGCGTGAGGCAAGTATTTTAACGCGCTCCTCCGCAATCAGTTCGATTCCTGTTTTCATGGGATTCTAGTTCTTTTTTGAGTTCTTCGATTGATTTTCTGACCCGTTCGTGCATCTCCACGGCGCGATACCCAAGCCAAACAGTGACGATTCCGAGAATTGAAAGCAAGACCCACGCTATAATTTCAGTCTTCATCCTCTCTTCTGTTTTAGCTCCGCAACGCGGCGCAGTAGTTTGGTTTTCATGCCTCATAGGGATTTTTGGGTAAATCGTGAACGTTTATTGCCGATCCATCGTCGATCAGACCTCGGTAGTCGAAGTGCAGGCGGCAAAGGAAATCATACAGTTTGTAAGAACATGTTATGATGCATGCAGTCGAACTGTTGAGGGAATCAGTACGTATAAATGTTTTCCACTCGTGCTCCCATAAAAACCAGTCTTTCCAGTAGCAGGAATACATTCGTTTGTCTGCCTGTTCAAATATCCATTGAGCACTTTCCTGCTTCTCGACTATATTCGCCAGTTCGGCGATCGGAATAAACGCTTTCCCGTCGTTATAACCCCGCTCGGTTATCTCCACGTACAGATCGGACATCGGCCGAAGTATCGGCTTCCCCATGTTGTCAGGCAGGTCAGGATAGTAAAATCCTTTAATCCCTGCCCAAATGTTTATGAATCCTGATGGCTTAATACAGTGAAGTCGGTAGGGTAAATACCCTATTACGTCAGCAAGTGTAAGTTCTCGTTTCATCTTATCATTGGTTGTTTTATCTCAATGGTTTGTATTGTATGGTCTATTGTAGGAGGGTAATAGTCGATTGCCATTCCGTTTACCATGATGTCGCAATTTTCGGCACCCATCCCTACCGCCCAGTCGTAAAGTTCCTTCGGTGTCATAGTCTCGCCTTATTCGTGAATCTCTCGCCAGCCGATGATGTCGAACAATTCGGGGTTTATTATGGCGTGCGCATCCCATTCCTCTCCGTTGAATCCTCCAACGGATATTATCTCACCGCTTCCGTCTTTGTATTTCCACTTGGTCAATACGATATGATTCGGTTCGGAGATCACCTCTTTCGGGTCGTGCCAGCGGGTAAGCTCCTTACGCATCCATTCCGCGCCGTTCTGGAATGCTGTTGCCGTCGTCCCATCATCTTCGTCGCTTCGCTGATAATCTCTGGCTATTTCCTCAATCGTTTTCATTCTCGTTCAGTTTTTGGGTGAAATCTTGCAGGTAATGGCAGCATGCCTTACTTACTTGGCATTCCCGTGGTATCCCCAAAAAACATACGCCGCAATATGCCTTTTCGGCTATCTTCCGCATTCGCTCCTCGGCCTCCTGCTCGGCAAGTTCGACCGCATACTGGGCTACATCTACTCTCACGGCATGATATGGCAGGTCAACGTCTTCGCCCTCATAACCGACTTCTACTTTCCAGCTACCGTCCTCCAGTTCTTGTCTTGCTTTTTCGCTTTTCATATGTTCAGTTTATAGCCGTTAGACACTGTCCACTCAATCCGATTGCACAGAAGTTCTATCAGGTTATCGCCCATTTCATCCCCAATATTATCGGCTTCTAATTGGGTAAGTACGGGGGTATAACAGAATCTCCATCCACTGCCAACCACTGCCTTCAACGTCAGTTCGTAGGTGTTGTGGGCGTCCTGAATTACATTAGGAAGTACCTTCCCCTGCAGGTCGGCGACCGTGTAGGCGGGAATGATTTGGAGCACCTCCAATTGGGGGAATTTTTGGATAGGCCCTATTTTCAACGCCCATTCGGTGTAGCCGGTTTTCTTGTCTCGGAACATACGATGCCACACCATGCTCGCCTTCTCCGCGGGCACTCCCAGTTCGATCAGCCGCTTCGACTGCTCGATGCTTGTTACTTGGTCTTTCATATCCTATAATTTTTGAATTCAATGCTTTCTCGCATGTTTCTCGTATTCATTTATCGTTTTGAATATCTGCAATGCTACTTGAGGCACGATGGCGTTTCCGTAGGCTTTGATGGACATGTTTCGCCATTTAGGAAAGGTAATACCGTCCAATCCACCGGAAATCCCATCATTTCGCCAACAAACAAGGGATTGAGTTGGGAAATCGTTCCAGTCCGGTATTCGTCGCTTTGCATGGCTATTTTGGGTAATCCGCTCTTGCGTTTGACTTGGCTGGGCGGGAGATTGGAATTCGTGGCATCGTTCACTGTCGGCGTCGGGAGCATTCCCAACGGCATGAACACCGTCTTGCCTTTCTCGCATTGTTTCAACCCCTGCGTCTGTACGGTGGGCAACAAACCAGCATCTGTCCCTTCGGTGGGGAGCGCCGACACCGCAAGCCGGTATAATGTACGGTTGAACCGCATATCCCGCCGTTTCCAAGTCAGAACACACCTGCTCGAAGACCACTCCTTCCGACCAATTAACAATTCCGAAAACGTTCTCGCCCACGACCCAACGGGGTCGAATATTCCGAATAACCCGCAACATTTCCGGCCAGAGGTAGCGGTTGTCCTCCGTGCCTTTGCGCTTGCCCGCGAGCGAGAACGGCTGGGGGGGG